GCGGAAGTGGGTCTTCGTTTGTTGGGTTTAACGGAAATGATCAAACATTTGTTGTTAGCAATGCTTACAACGATGGTGCATGGAAATATAAAAACACAGCAGGTGCAGGTTATTACGGGATTCAAGGTGTAAGTAGCGGCGTTCACGCTTGGTTCAACGCCCCCTCTGGCACAGCAGGAAACGCCATCACGTTTACTCAGGCGATGACACTGGATGCCAGTGGGAATTTGGGTATTGGGACGACTTCGCCGGGGGCAAGGCTTGGCGTATCAGATGGTAGCACTGCTCTTTTACAAATTGCTCCGAGTGGCGGCGTAACAACTATCTCTAGCCGAAACTCTGCAAATTCTACTTATGTGAGCGCCATTTCAGACGCTACACAGCACATTTGGAAGGTCTCGGGAACAGAATACGCCCGTATAGACTCAAGCGGTAACTTGTTGGTGGGGACTACAAGCGATGCTGGATTAGGAATAACATTAAGACCTTCGTCAACAATTATTCAAAACAATAATGCAGAAGCAACAGGCTTTACATTTTCAGCGTTTAGAAGAAGTTCGACAACTATCGGCTCTATTACCCAATCAGGCACAACAGCAGTCCTGTACAACGTCACATCTGACCAGCGCTTAAAAGAAAACATCCAAGATGCCGCGCCTTCATCTGACCTAATTGATGCCATTCAAGTACGTCAATACAACTGGAAGTCTGATGGTTCATTCCAGCGTTATGGTTTTGTTGCCCAAGAACTTGTAACTGTTGCTCCTGAAGCAGTACATCAACCCGCTGACCCTGATGACATGATGGCAGTGGACTACTCCAAACTTGTGCCCATGTTGGTCAAGGAAATTCAATCATTACGTAAACGCCTTACGGCACTGGAAGGAAAAGCATGACTACACTCTGGACAATTACACAGACCGACTACCTTGTTGCCGATGGATTTATCCAAACGGCGCATTGGACGGCAACAGCAACAGACGGCACTTACACTGCCTCTGCCTATTCCACTTGCAGCTTTGCGCTTGCAACCCCCGCCATTCCCTACGCCAGCGTGACTGAGCAAGAGGTGCTGACTTGGTGCTGGAACAACGGTGTGGACAAGGATGCTACTGAAGCAAGTCTTGCACAACAGATTGAATTGCTCAAGAATCCTGTGACTGCCGCTGGCGTTCCTTGGGCTTAATACGGGGTTACGCCGCTGCCCCATTTCAGCGGTACTGGAGAACTTTAAATGAGTGAAGAACTGAACACGTCCATCAACCTGACTTTGCCTTTGGGCGCAGTGAATATGGTTTTGTCTGCTTTGGCTAAAGCGCCTTATGAGCAAGTTGCTGACTTGGTGCAAAACATCAGGGCACAGACAATCCCACAAATCCCCGCACCTCCAGAGGAGACCGAATAACCCAGACCGTTACTCCGGGTAAAGGGGGTGCTGGCAGACCATCCTATTGGGTTAACGTCTGCCCCAAATTAAGGAGTTGATATGGATGACAAAGGCGCTTTGATAGAAAAAATCACGTTTGCTTTGTTGCCATTGCTGTTTTCGTGCGTCGTTTATTTAATGTCTGCTTTGTCAAATTTAGCGCATGAAGTAACCATTCTGAACAGCAAAATCAGCCTTGTTGTTACGTCAGACAATCGTCAATCACCAAACTCAGGGGCCGAGCTTGCCCGTGAAAAACTACGCCAAGACTTGGAAAAAGAAATCCAAAAAAACCGCGACGACATTGCAAACAATCGGCAAGACATTGCTCTCATTTACGAACGACTGAAAGGAAAATAATGTTTGATTTACTATCGGGCGGTATTTTAGGATCAATATTTGGCGGTGTATTCCGCCTTGCTCCCGAAGTCTTAAAGTTCTTTGATAAAAAGAACGAGCGCGAGCATGAGCTTAGTATGTTCAGCCGACAGTGCGAATTGGAAACATTGCGCGGTCAGCAGAAGCTGGCAGAAATTGGCGCTCAACGTGAAGCGGCAGTTGATGTGGGCGTGATGGATGCGTTCAATGCGGCAATCAATCAGCAAGCTGAAATGGTTAAAGCGGCAGGCGGTTGGGCGGCTAGTTTATCGGCCTCTGTGCGGCCCTTGGTGACGTATTGGGTCTTGTTCATCTGGTCGTTTGTCCATGTATGGTTTGCGTGGAATGCATGGCTTGCTGGCGCAGCGCCCGTAACTGTGTTTACAACAATGATGACACCAGACTTCTCTGCGCTGTTAGCAGGAACAATAAATTTTTGGTTTTTGGATCGCACTTTAGCCAAGCGTGGGTTATGAACCTAGAGATTGCTGCTGCACTGTGTAAACAGTTTGAAGGCTACAGGGCTAAGCCATATTTGTGCCCGGCGGGTATACCTACAATTGGTTACGGCTCTACTTACTACGCAGACAAACGCAAGGTAACTTTAGAAGATTCCCCGATGGATGAACCCACGGCAAAGGCTCTGTTGATGATTGAGCTTGAGCACACGTACCTGCCCGGCGCTTTACGGAACTGCCCCGGTCTGGTTACAGACGTTCGTAAGTGCAATGCGATTGTAGATTTTGTTTACAACTTGGGTATTGGGCGCTTGCAAACCTCTACGTTAAAGAGGAAAATCAATGCCAATGATTGGGAGGGAGCAAAAGAACAATTGATGCTCTGGACTAAAGGTGGCGGTCGGGTACTGCCGGGACTACTTAAACGCCGCACGGTTGAGTGCGCCCTACTGGATTGACTAATGCTCAAGAAATTGACTTTAAAGGCGGGGGTTAACCGTGAAAACACTCGGTACACAAACGAGAACGGTTACTACGTCTCCGATAAAGTTCGGTTTCGTCAGAACACGCCAGAAAAAATAGGCGGCTGGACACGCATCTCGGCCACTTTTTTTTTAGGTGTATGTCGGTCGTTGTGGAACTGGATTACCCTTGGTGGGGCCAACCTGCTGGGTATCGGTACAAATCTGAAGTTCTACATTGAACAAGGTGGAGCGTACAGCGACATCACACCGCTTCGCCAAACCGTAACACTTGGTGCAAACCCATTTACCACCGTAAATTTATCCACAACAGTTACAGTTACTGACTCTACTGGTGGCTGGGTAAACGGGGACTACGTCACCTATAGTGGCGCTACGGCTGTAGGTGGGTTAACTCTTAACGGGGAATACCAGCTTACTTCTATAGGCGTAAGCGCAACTACTTACACAATTCAATCGGCTACAGCGGCAACTTCTTCTGCTACGGGCGGTGGTTCTGCGGTAGTAGCGGCATACCAAATCAACGTTGGCCCCGCAATCTTTGTCCCTATAGTTGGTTGGGGCGCAGGTGGGTGGGGTTTGGGTACGTGGGGTGTTGGAGCTTCTTCGGCTTTCCCAATCCGCCTTTGGAGCCAGATGAACTTTGGTGAAGACTTAATCTTTGGCCCCCGTCAAGGCGCAATTTATTATTGGGTTAGTGCTTCTGGTTTGACTACTCGCGGAGTCCTGTTGTCTAGCACAGGCGGTTCCGTTACGTTTACCAGTGCCAGCCCTACCGTAGTCACTGCGACCACCACATTTACAGACGGCACAACTTTACAGTTTGCAGCCACAAGCTCACTTCCAACAGGCATTTCTGCGGCAACAACTTACTATGTGTCCAATGTCAGTGGCTTAACGTTTAAACTGACCGACAGCGCAGGTACGTTAATTAACACTTCTTCCACAGGCTCTGGCGTTTACATCTCCAAAATTGTGGATGTTCCAACCGTACAGAACTACCTATTGGTGTCTGATGCGTCAAGGTTTGTGTTTGCCTTTGGATGTAATGACTACGGCAGTAGCGTCCAAAACCAAATGTTGTTGCGTTGGTCAGATCAGGAAAACGCAAAGCAGTGGACTCCTGCGGCCACCAATCAAGCAGGCAGTTTGCAGCTTTCACACGGCTCACAGATTATTACTGCCTTGCAGACTCGGCAGGAAATTTTAATCTACACCGATTCATCCTTGTACTCGCTTCAATACGCGGGGCCACCTGTAGTATGGAGTTCTCAGTTATTGGGGGATAATATTTCTATTGCCGGAGAAAATGCTGTAGCTCTTGCTTCTGGTTCAGTTTATTGGATGGGCGTAGACAAGTTCTACAAATACGATGGTCGCGTACAAACACTGCGTTGCGACTTGCTTAAATACGTTTACAACGACATTAACCTTGCTCAAGCCTCTCAATTTTTTGCCAGCACAAACGAAGGTTTCAATGAAATCTGGTTCTTTTATTGTTCAGCCAGTGCAAGCGAAATTGACCGATACGTTATCTTTAACTATACTGAGAACAACGGCGAAGGCGTATGGTATTACGGCAACATGGTTAGAACCGCATGGCTTGACTCCGGCCTGCGTAACTACCCAATAGCTGCAACAGGCATAAACAACATTGTTTACCATGAATTAGGTGTAGACGACAACGCTACAGCCACAACTACTGCAATCAACGCAATCATTGAGACCGCTGAATTTGACATTGATGATGGCGACAGCTTTGGATTTGTGCGCCGTATCTTGCCAGACATTACGTTTTCTGGCTCCAACGGAACTAATACTCCCCAAGTCACCATGACGCTAATCCCCATGCAGAACTCTGGTTCTGGGGCAAACAACCCTCAATCAGTAGGTGGAGATAGCTACGCATCTATCCAGCGGATTGCTACAGCACCCATTGAAGAGTTTACGGGGCAAGTGTACATCCGTGTACGTGGACGCCAGATGATCCTTAAAATTGAATCCAACCAAATTGGTACGCAGTGGCAGCTTGGCTCCCCCCGACTTGACATTCGTGCTGATGGCCGCAGAGGTAACTCATGAGCTTGTTCACCATTGTTGTCCCACCACGGCCTACGTCTGCCCCTACGCAGTACGATCAAGGCTTTATGGCCCAGATGCAGAACATTTTGAACCTGTTCTTCCAACAGATTAACGCCGTGCAGCCGATCAACATTGCCAAGTTAAACATTGATTTAGCTACCTTACCCACTGAGGCGGCACTGACTACGCTCCGAAAAGGCGACGTGTACCGGGACACGACCGCAGGCAACGTATTGAAAGTGAAGGTTTAAAAATGGCCAATCCATTAAATATACCCGATAAATATTTAAAACAATTTGGTATATCTGACCCTTCAAAATTGTCTGTAAGGTCAGTATCTGATTTTAATAGCGAAACAGGCCAAAGTTCCAATCACGATGAAATTTACGATACCGTTACTGGCAATACTGTTCCGGGGTTTTTGGGGGTAACAGAAAACAATAAATGGGCGACCCTTCAACCTGATGCGGCGGGTAAAATTACGTATACAGAAAACAACCCATTGAAAAGACATCCGGGTGATTTTTTCAGTGGCATGATAAGTGGTTTTGGGCACGTTTTAGATAATGAAGCAACAAGGTTTCTTGCTCCAGCCGTGTTGGCTGGAGTAACTGGAGGGCTTGGGCTTACCCCAGCCAGTGTAGGCAATTCACTGTATGGATTGTCCGGTACAGCAGGTCAAATTGCAGGTGGTGCTACGCTTGGCGCGGGTCGAGCCGCAATATCTGGCGGGGATATTCTTAAAGGCGCACTAACTGGAGTGATTGGCGGCGCGGGCAACTTGGGTATTGGGGATACTGGGTTTACCGTCGGGCAAGCAATGACCGCCGCGAACATTATAAAAGCTGCAGAAAAAGGCGATTGGATGAACGCCATTACTGGCGCTGCAAGTTTATCTGGGGCAGGAAGTGCAAAAATTGGTGATACAGGCTACACACTGGGCGATCTGGCTAAAAATGCAAAGCTTGCCCAAGCTGTTTTATCGGGTAACCCCCAAGCAATTATTGGGGCGATTACAAGAGTTGCAGGTTCCGCCAACAAAGACATTATTAGAAGCTTAACCGACGCGGGCATGTCTGGCCCCCAAGCAAATGATTTTATTGAAGGTTACTTTGCTCCCGGCGGAGAAGGTTACATTGATTCTGGAAATAATCCCGCAGGGGGGTTTACAAGTCAATGGCAGACTTCTGGCTCAGACAGAATTATGATTCAAGACGATGGCTCAGCCATTGCAATTAATGAGGATGGTGATTCTTACTCGTTAACAAAAGAAGAAGTTGACCAGATGGTTAATAACGGTCAACTGAACACCGCCGCTTCTGGTTACGTAGCTGCAACTGGTGGTACTGGAAATAACCCGGGCGGCTCAAGAAATCAAACGCCACCGGCCACAGGCGCACCCAAAACAGGAACTCCATCGCCTACCGGAACACCCTCTGCTAGCACACCTAGCGCCGCTGCACCAAGCGCTTCACCAGCCGCCGCACCAACTGTTACTCGGGTTGGTTTAGACCCGCTAGATGTGCTGAGGATGAA